GTACAGATTGAGATAAAACATCCTCCCCTCATTTTCGAAAGGAGAGTACCCACCGCATGATCCCGTGGTTGGGAACGCACCCGGCGAACCGTCGTAAGTAATCGCGCCAGTCCACGTTCCAGTGATACTGCCTGCAATATCCAGCACATCAAGCGTTGCCGCGCCGCCACGGAAGAAATAGCAGAACGATTGCCGAGCGTAACGGTTAGCGTCCGGCTGAATGCCCCATGACGGCATCCACATACCGGAGGCCGCATTTGCAGCCGGAGCCACGCCAAAGTACGTTGTTGACCACGAGTTCGTCGTGATGTTGTTCGTGCCGTTATTGATCGTGGCGTCGGTGTAGTTGTAGGTGTACACCGTCGTCGTGGCCGACGAACGAAGCAGCATCAAGTTCGGCAGTTCGATGACGTACTTGGCCGAGGATGAAGGCTGCGTAGTCCAAGCCGTGCCGAGCGTGTAAACGGGCGACGGGCCTGCCGTGTGCGAGGCAATAATACGTCGCTGCCCAACCGCGCCCGGAGTCGTAGTGTCCTCAACAATGCGGATTTGGAAGTTGCGGTACTCGTTGGCTGCAACAACCGCGTCACCGAGCGTAGCCTGTCCGGTCAACGTGGATGCGCCCGAGGCAGTAGCCGTCAGCGCAGAGCGAGTCACTACGCCTGTGTCGTAGACGTATGCGCCTTTGATCATTCCCTCGCCGGGCTTGCAGTCATAAGGCGTGTACTGCTCGTCAAGCACCATGATGTCGGAGTCAGTACCAATGGTGGCAGGCAAGCCGGTCGTTGAAAGACCGGTTGACAACGTATTGGACGCAACCTCAAACGAGCGCCAAATGTTGCTAGCCGTCGTACCCGCGCCGAGCATAAACACGCGGCCAGCAACGATTTCGTATCGAGCGCCGGTCGATGGCGTAAAGCCAAACGACGACAGCACCGTGATCGTCGGAGTCGTGCTAGCAGTGTTGCCGGTGATGTACCGCTCGGCAGTCTTTCCAGCAGTCGTGTCAATGATGCGAAGTTTGAAGCCGTACTCGCCAGAACCGCCGCGATTGGCAAGCATGTTGAGGCCCACGGCAGTCGGCAGTGCGGTCGAGAGCGTGACAGAAGTGGTCGTAGCGCCAGCGGCAATCGTACCGACTAGGCCAAACGACGGCGCAAACGCCATCGCAGAACCGACGCCAAACGTGCCAGCCAAGGCCGGGGAAGACGTCGCGGCCCATCCCTTTGACACAATGTTGTACCGGTTCAGCACCGTGTTGCTGACCAACTGGTACACAAACGGGTTACGCGAAATGTCCGACCGGAGGTCAGAACACATTGACGTCGCGGCAGCAGAAGCGTTAGGCGTAGGCGCTACTTGCGCCCACATCAATCGGTCGATGACTTTCTTGAACGTGTTAGCCATGTCGGTTCCTCAAGTGATTCGGCTGCGGACGCAATCGGCCCACGCGCTAAGGTTTGCCCCGTATACCTGAATACGGCCCTGCAAAGTGTCGATGGTTGACAGGTTGGTCACCGTCGAGCAGGTGGTTACCGTAGTAACCGTAGTAACAGTACCGACCGTCGTGACCGTTGGCAGCGTTCCGGTAATACGCAAAGCCTGAAGAGACTTGTCGTAGCCCTGCGGCGAGTTCAAGTAGTTCAGCATCCGCGTCAGCAAAAGTTGCGAGTCAGAGTCCGTGACCTCCAGCACCCCAACCGCACCAATGTCCACCGGAAGCGGATTGGACGAACTTACTCCGACGAGATTACCGCCAGAGTTAAAGCCGATGTAATCCGCCGATGCCGGAACAGCAGCACCCGTGGTGCCAGCGGCTGCGTTACCGCTTGACCCGCCAACAATGTTGACGTTCTGCGTAGCAGGGAAATTAGTTACGGTGACTGATCCACTAACCGGCAGCGGGTTCGACGCGCTAACTCCAACGAGGTTACCGCCAGAATTAAAGCCTACATAGTCCGCAGAACCGGGTACGGGGGAGCCAGTCGCGCTTGCCGCAGCATTTCCTGAAGAAGCACTCGTAACTGTGCCAGACGGGGTGTACAACGTCCAAGCAGGAATCGCATACGCATTCGGAGTGCCAGACCCCGTATCACGATAAACGAACAACTGCCCGGTGCCATCAACAAACACCGTGTCGGACAGGACTCCACCACCGCCACCGCCGCCACCCGTAGTAGGTAACGGATTAGCATCAGTTATAGGATTCCCGTATTCGTCCAGTAATGACGCACGAAAATCAACTATACCTGTCATTTAGAAGCCCTCGATAAAGGCTTTGTGCTTGGCGAGCAAGTCGTTTTTGGCTTTAACAGCGGCGTCCTTAGCGGCTTCGGCATCAGCAAGTGCCTTCACAAGTGCGGCATCTTTAGCCTGAAGATCTTCAGCCAGTCGCCCAAGTTCCGTCTCGCGTGCATCAAGTGCAGTGGCACGATCCGTAGACTTTTTAGTCAGATCGTTAGCCTTTTTGGTAGCCGCCTTGGCATCGCCTGCAAGTTTATCCGCCGCCTCTTTAGCAGCAGCAACTATCGCAGCAGCCTCGGCCTGAGCGTTCTTGAGGGCTTCAGCAGCCGCCTTCTCCGCGTCCTCTGCCTTGGCACGGGCAATTCTATTCAACTCGACCGCTTCACTTCGCAACCGAACAATATCGTCTACGGGACCAAGGGCATCCACGTACTTCTTGTTCTGCGCGATCAGGTCTTGCAGTTCCTTGACCTTAGCAGCATACGCCTTCGGATCAGACACAAGAGAGAGCAAATCAAAAAGCTGATTTGCCCCACCAGAAACGGCCCCAGTGATATCGCGTGAAATCACGACAAGCCTCCGCCACCCGCTTGGATGATGGTAAGGAACGCTTCGCCACCGCCCGTGTTGCCCACAATACGAATCCCAGTGACGGGATAGGCAATGTTGGAGTCACTGCTGATGCTCAGCGAGTTCAGGGTCGGGTGGTTCGTCCAGTTGCCCGAAGACGGGTCGTAAGACGGCGCAAACACATCATCAAATGTGTACTGCACGGTACAGTTGATCGTACCGCTTACCCGTACCCCCAAAGCCACGTTCATCGGGGAGATGTAGTGGTCAGGAGTGTAGACGTTGGACGACTGACCTCCCCTGACCCTCAGTACTGATGGTCTCATGGGGTACTCCTAAATTAGGCGGCAGTGGTGATATTGGTCCAAGTAGTTGCACCGTCCGTATTGATATACGCACGGGTAGTACCGGAAGAACCATCCGTACGAAGGTACAGCGAACCCTTTGCCGCCGAGACTGACGGAGCGCCCGAGCCGACGTAGATGCCGACATTCGACGTAGTAGCCAGCAGCATGGCCGCGCCACCCGCCGTTACCGTCGCGCTAGGGTTGATAAGGAAGCCGTTCTGAGAGGCTACCGGGCCAGAAAAAGTAGTACGAGCCATTTCAAATACCTCACATGCGAGTTGCGCCTGCCAGTCTGCATGTCGTCAGTCGGGGCTGTCTGGCAAGCAAATTTTTCCCGATGTCTCTGTATACGCTGGTGTATTGGGGGTGTCAACGTCTTTTATTATCCAACCTTTCAATGGGCCACGCGACAACGGTAGACCTGATTTCAAAGCACGGTTTACGGTAGGTGGCTTCAGCCCCAGTGTCTCACGCAGCGCCTTGATATTTGGGTACACCGTAGCCGTACCGTCCGGTTTAATCACTACAACCCGGCGACTAACCTTTTCGATAAACGAAGCATCGCGGGGTTTGCCGTAGTTGGGATTACGCTCTCCAGATATTGACGCGGCAATCTTGGCCCGGACTTCAGCAGGTTTGGGTTTACCAATCAGATAGGCACGGATCTTTTCGCGGGACTCTTTACGGTGACGCCGCCCTCGACTGTGCTTACCAATTTTTAACTTGGCTTCGGGGGTATGACTAAATGTCTTTCCCCACATGTAGTTCTTTTCCCCCGACATACCGAGTGCGGGGGCAGTGGCGTCTGTTGCTAGGTTATAGCAGTAGTCCTTACCTACATGCTCCTTGAGCCATACGTTTTCGGCGGCAAGAATGTCCGCACCTTCAGGATGCTCCTCCACGATTACAAACGTAAAGGCTTTTTCGCCGTACTTATTCCAAGCAGCCTGAAGATGTTTGTTTGCGTGATCCCCACGACGTAGCCGCCACCAATGCAGCCGCTTACGCCTTTTGAAGTCTACGGCACTTCCGACGTAGAACTTGTTGTTAATGACGTTGATGATTTTGTAGATTCCGGATTTCATACAGGTAATGGTACCTGATTCAAACTAATAACGCAACAACTAAAAAAGAAGGGGGCCGAAGCCCCCTTCCCAAACACGCAAGTGCTTGATTTTTATCAGGCCGAACCCGGCGAAGCGAACATACCCAATGGGTCCGACCACCCAAATGAGTACCTCTCTCGGCTCTTATAGCGAACGTTGCCGGTGTCAAAGTCCCCGTCCATAGAGTTCTGGAGCGGCGTACGGACAAAGTGCTTCATGCCGTTCGGAACGTCGGTCGTGAGGAACCAAGCGTTCGTGTCGGTCAGGAAGTGGTTGACCGTGTAACCTTCCGAAATCGACCCCATTGCCTTGAGAGCGTTGATGTCGTTATCGGCAGTTGCCACTCGCAGTTCCGTATCGAGGATGCGCTTCGCAGTGAACATCAATGCCGGGGGCACGATGAGTTTGCGAGGCTTCGCCGCGATAAGGAGACCACGCTCGTCGGTCCAGCCAGCGATCTGAATCACCGCAGCCTCAAGCGAAGTTTCGTTGAGGTCCGAGGCAGTCAGACGGTTGCTGTTGGTGCCGCCGTTGACCAGAGGATGCGAAGCCGAGAACAGCGGCTGACCGTCACCGCCCGGATAGGCAGCAGAGAAGCCGTTGTTAAGGGGCGACACAGCCTTGACCTGCTTCGTGTACGCCATAGCACGAGCGAGCGCCTTCGTATAACGCTTGCTGAGCGAGTCGTACAGGTTGTCCTCAACCGCCTCTTCCGTGATGGAGAAGCCGAGAGCAATGGTCTCGTGGTTGTAACGAGCCGTCCAAGCTTCCTGCGCGTTATCGTACGCAATGGCTTGACCCTCGGCCTTCACCGGGGCAGCGGAGAACCCGCTCAGCTTCGTCTCTTCTTCAAAGGAACGCTCGGAGGTCTCAGTATCGTAGATCTCCTTATGCTCCTCACCATAGGTTTTGTACTCAAGACCGAACAGGGCGTTAAGACCCGGAAGCAGTTCCTTGAGCAGTTGTGCACGTGAAATAGCCATTTTTTACTGCTCCTATTAGGCCGTTACGCTGCTGTAGTATCCGTGGGTGAGGACATTGATCTTGACCAACACCTCCGGATACACAGTGAACACGACAGTGGACGACGCCGGAATCGAGGTGACACCACCCGGAACCGCAATGGCAGCGTTCAGATTGAGCGAAGTGCTTCCCGCCGAGTATGCCGCGACAAGGAAAGAACCCGTCTCAATGACCTGACCATTCGACGCCAAGTAACCCACGCTCGTACCAACCGGCAGTGCATCCGGCGCACCCGAACCCGTGAGAGTCAGAGTGATGCCGACCGACGAACCGCTGGCCGAGAGGTTGTACGCCGTGTCCTCAACCACACCCACGCAACGAACCGGGAGGATCGTCGAAACCGGGGTAGCAGTCGGGGCAAGGATCGCGTTAGCCGAGTTGCCAGTAGCAGTCGAGCCAGTGTTGTTGATGCACGACAGGTTGGTACCAACCATCGCCTTCGCACCAGACGCCACAGTCGTGCCCGACGAGCAGACCACCGCCTTGAAAACGGTATCCGGATCGTCAACCACATAAGCCACCGCATCACCAGCCTGCGTCGAGGCGGGCCAGTACTGCGAGAACTGCTTCTGCTTGGTCAGCGGGTTCGTGAACGAACAGCCAACAAAAACGCCCGTAACCACGTTCGAACCGGTGGCAGCACCGACCGAAGCGCGAGTCACAAAGCCACGAGAAACTACGACGAAATCACCACTGAAGATGTCCGTAGCGTAGCCGTACTGGATCGGGTACATACGGGTCGAACCCGCAAATACCTGACCGCCGATCAGATTGATCGGTTCCAGCCCGTACGGGGCTGAAACGACAGGATAAGCCATGATTAACTCCTAAATTAGTTATTTACCCTTGCCGAACGAGACCGTAGATTTCCGCTCATTGAAGAGGGGCATACGTTCATCGTTCAGCCTCATGAAGTTATTGTCCACAGACTGAACCTGAGCCTTTGCTTGCTGGGCGTAATATTCATCACGCTGCTTCATCAGTTCTTCAGGTGCCTTGCACAACAACAGTCCACCGATTTCGATATTCCCTTTAAATTTGGAATTCTGATCGGCATGGTGCATCAACTCCGGATGATCTTCAGCCTTCACAGGCTCCCAACCTTCACGGAATTTTGCGGAGGTATTCGATGGGTCAGCAGTACCCATAATACTGGTCCGGATATATCGAAAGACCCAACCCGGCTGCGGATTTGGTGCCGGAAGCGTCTGAGGCGGGGTCCAAGTTTTAGTGCGCTGCGCGGATTCCCGATTTTCGAGTTCACGTGCGAGTCTGTTGTCAGCCATTTTAGTTACTCTCCAGTTTCATAAGTTCACGGGCATACTGCTCATTACTCAATCCCAGCTTTTTGGCTAGGGCGACTTGAGTCGGCGTCAGACGAATCTGACGTGGCGCGGTAGACCGCGTAACCGGCGCAACCACATTGGCTGGCTTGTTGCGAGTAGGCTTTTCCGCCTCCCTCGTTTGAGTCCGCTCTTCCTCAGCACTTTCAAATGCCTCCGGAAATCGCTTCTTCATAGTCGCGTTCACTCGGTCGTAGTATTCGTCGCTACGCGGATCGACTCCAGACCGGACCAGTTTTTCGTGCAGTCCCAATGCGAGGGCGGTCATCTCCTCGTCTGCCCCAAACCACGGATTTTTCTGCTTCCACGCTTCGGCTTTTGGGTCCAGAGCGGGTTGCGGAGCCGGGGAGGCTTGGTACTGTTGGGATTGTTGTACTACTGATTCCTCTTCTTGTAAAGAGGGACGGAAATTCTCGTACTGCTTAATTTTAAACTTTGCTTCGGTCAAAGCTTCTTGGGCTTCGGTAATACGTTCGGCATCTCCTGCCTCATAAGCCTGCTTCAGACGCTCCTTGGCAACGGCCAGTTCATTGGTCGCCGCTTTGGTTACCTCCTGTACATAGGCTCGCTCCCCATTACCGAGGCGCTGCTTTAACTGACGAATCTCCTGCTCACGCATCTGGGCAAACCGGAGGGCTTCTTCCTTCTCCCGGTAAGCAGACTCTTTAGCCCGGCGCTCGTCGTGCCAGACCTTCTTCATCTGGGAAAGGCGCTTCTTGACCTTTTCGGAGTACTCCTCAAGGTCGTCCTTTTCCAACTCCTCGACTACCTCTTTGGGCAGCGGGACGCGGCCACGGTCTTGCGGAGGGGTATCGTCTTCGATTTTGACCTCAAATTCGGGTTCAGGAGCCGCTTTAACTTCGGCCTCCTGCTCGTCAGGAAACTTAAATTCAGTCTGTTCTGCCATGATTTACTCCTTATGCGCGACGGATTCCACGGGGGTCTTGCACCACCGCTTCCACCGAGTCGTCGTTGATGATGCGGAATTCCCTGCCGTGGATGACCACGCGGGTGCCGGTATACGGTCGAGTGAGTACAAAATCACCTTCCTTGCACCATGGGCCGGTGGGGAAGCGATCCTTATCCTTGTAACAAAGGTCACCCATTTTGATGACGAAGAGGACCACAGTGGTCTGTTCCTCGACTCGCTTTGTGTCTTCTGCTTTGACAAGGCCACTCTCATATTCCTCATCCACATGCGGGACCGCGCACAGGATTCGATAGCCCTTCGGCTCCGGCAGGAGTTTGGCTTTAGCGGCCTCTTCCTGAGTCTTCTCAATGTCGATGTTGCTCATTCTTGCTCCAATCGTTTTGCAAGGTCTTTGATGTAACTTGCTGCGAGGTCAAGACCCTGTAACGCCCCGCAAAGCCTCTTGTACTCACCTTCATCAAGTTTTCCCTGAATCAGGCTTTCCACGATCAGTGTGCGCTCCTCCTTGAGTTTTTCCTCAAGGTATTCAAGAGCGTTGGTGTAAGACATTTACTCCTCCTTAGTAGGTTTCTCCAACTGCGTTTGTGCAGACTGTCTCTGCATTTGTGCGGCGTCCTGAGCCTTGCCGATTTCAAGTCCGAGGCGTACCCCCTCCATCTGCTGTTTGGCAGAAAGTGCCGCCTTGTCTTTCTGGATATCCACGCCGAGGCGTGCCGCCTCAAGCTGCTGCCGACCAGAAATCTCGGCTTTGCGAAGCTCCAACTCGTCGGCCTTGGCCGCAGCATCCATGAGGTCTTTCTGCTGCTTGCGCTGAACTTCGGCCTGTTGGACTTGGGATTCCAGTTGCAACTGCTGGGCTTTTGTTTGCGCCTGAAGTTGTTTGATTTGCAGGTCCATCATCTGCATCTGGATGAGTGGGTCCTGTTGCTGTTGTGCGGCCTGCTGCATCTGCATCTCGGCCTGATCCTTCTGGAGAACACGTGCGGCAGCGGCTGCTGCCAACTGAGACAACTGCGCCTCAAACTCAGGCGGCAAGTCGTACTCTTCCTGATCGTTTTGCGGCAACGGCGGCAACGCCGCGCCCAACTGCTTCTCGATCTCGCGTCGGTACTGGAATGCCACATGCTCCATGATGTGCGCCTGAAGGGCCGCAGTAATCTGCTGCGCCATCGGATTCTGCCCAATCTGCTGGGCAATCTTCGGGTCCTGCCCAAGAGCCATGTGGACGGCGATGTGCGCCTCATGATCCTGATACATAAACGCCTTGAGGGGCTTACCCGTCATAGCATCCATATTCTCAGTGATGGGGTCACGCGGCTTGGCATCGTCTGCAATCGGGACAATACGTTCTGCGTTCTTCACCCCAAGCGTTTCAATCATCTGCCGATGGAGATACGGCAAGTCATATAGTTGGGGCGCAGTTTGTGAGAGTTGAAGGACTGCCTGATACTGCACCACCTTCTGAGACATGGTGGAGGCGTTGGGGTCAGATACCGGGATGACATCCACGTCATCATAGTCAGCCTTCTTGGCTTTACGATCTCCGACTTCCGGCTCGTAACTGTACTCTTCCGGGGTGTTGTCGCGGATGATGCCCGCAAGGAGTTTGAACTCCTGCTTCATGGCGTAGTAAACGCGGGCCTGCACCGCCGTCATGACCTTCAGCACGCGCTCCAAAACAGCAAGCGTCGTACCGACCGGAGCCTGATTCGACATGTCCGAGATCTTCAGATCCGACACAGCGGCAAACCTGCGCCCATCCTCGACGATCTTGTCCATCAGGAGGGAGAGGGTCTGGCTCGGCTCCTTGTACGGGAGCGGCAGGATATTGTCGCGGATCGCACCGCTCGGAATGTCTACGTCTCGGAACTCGCCGGGGGCGATGGGGGTGTCGTCTCCCTTGATACGGAGACCGCGTGATTTGAGACCACCCGGAAGATTGCTAAGAGTTCCTGCATCGACAAGTTGGCGAAGGAGGGAGGTTGCCGCTTTAGAGTGTCCGCCGATAAGGTGTATAAGTCCGAAATAATAAAAGCCAAAGCCGGGGATATCT